GGTCTAGGATCTTCAAACAAGGGCATTGATGTTTTTTCACTTGCTTTTAAAAAATAAAAACCAGATATATGACCATTCCAATGTGTATGTAAAGTATGATGTCCCCCGCCTTTTTTAGCAAACTCTTGCACCCACATTTCTGTTGTAAACACCTGATAATTAGTTAAATCAAAACCCATCTCACCTAATAAATTATGGGACGTTGCTCCTATGTAATCTTGTAAATCTTTAAATTTAGGATCACCAATTAATGAAGTTGAATGAAACACATGTCCCATATCACCCTTGTCACCAAACTTTTTATTTCTTTTATCTATGATTGGTTTTAAATTTTTTTGTGATTGTTTAATATATTTATCAGATGCTTTGTTTAATTTTTTTACAAACTTAGGTTCGTCTGCCCACCATATAGGACATTTAAAATATTCTTCTAATTGTAATTGTTTTGGAAAACTCATCTATAAGGCCACCCTAAATTCCAAATAACTAGACTATATCTAGATCCTTTTTTAACTGGACACACTCTATGCCAAACAAAACCAGGAAATACAACCAAAGATCCTTTTGGTAATATCTCTGTGCACTTTCTAATATTAGGTTTTTTATCAGGATCCATGTTTCTAAAATCAAATTCTAACTCACCACCTTTGTAATCTTTTGGATCTGATAAACTAACAGTTACTGATAACTTTCTAATTTTACCATGATCAGGCGCATTTGGGTTTTCTCTAATGTATGGTTTATCCCAACTATCACAATGCCAATCATAAAACTGGCCTTTTTCATATTTTGTAAATTGACAAGACTCAGAATAGTCCCATTGAAAATTCCAACCTGCGTTTGCATTTGCTTGATGAACATAAGGTTGTATTTCTTTGTATATCCATCTATCATTCATCCAAACAATATTAGAATTTCTTTTTTTCTTTAAATCTTTTACTTGTGCTTGATTTAATTTTTTATCACCATAGCCACCAGTGACAGCCATTTGATCAGAAATAGATTTTCCATATTTAACTATTTCATCACAAATTCTAGCAGGGACTGCTGATTGAAAATACCAATAATGATTTGTTAATTGCATCTTTCTATATCTTTCTTATATCAATTATTAAGATACTGTCAATGTTCCAGAAACTGTAAAGGTTGCTATTTTATCACCACCAGGGTGTGTAGACGTTGAGTTTGTTCCAGGAGCCACAGATAAAGTTGCATCACTTGGAAATCTTACAACTACAATTCCTGATCCACCAGCTCCTCCAGCTCCACCTGGTGCAGCTCCACCTCCACCTCCACCACCTGTATTAGCTGTGGCTGCGTCTCCAGTAGTGCTTCCTGATCCTCCAGATGCATTGTTCGTAATACCTCCAGCACCACCACCACCTGGCGTAGCTGCGGGAACTATAATATGTCCTGCAACTCCTGATGTTTTTGCAAACTGAGGAAAACCAGCTCCACCTCCACCAGATGCTCTAGTTACACAAGATCCTGTAATATTATTTGCTACACCAGCTCCACCAGCTCCAGCTCTACCTTGACTACTAGGAGCAGGAGAAGAAGCTGAACCAGCACCACCAGCACCACCTCCACCACCACCAGCAAAGTTTGGTGAAGGCGCCGCTGTATTTCCTGCGCCTCCATCATTTCCTTGAGGAGGAGTTGTTGGAGGAGTATTTCCTGAACCACCACTATTAAAAGGACCTTCAGCAGTACCACCAGCTCCTGAACCACCATCGACACCATTTGGTGAAGCAGTTCCACCTCCTGTTGAAGTAATTGTAGAAAATGTAGAATTACTTCCTTTTGTACTACAACTACTACCAGGTCCACTAGTACCACCAGCACCGATTGTTACTGCAAAACATCCTCTTCCTATAAATAAAGAACTTCCCTGTAATGGACTTGGTCCAAAACCCGAAGCTCTGTATCCTCCAGCTCCACCACCGCCTCCTATTCCACCAGGTCCAGCACCTGATCCAGCACCACCACCTGCGATTACCATATAATTTACATCAAAACCAAACGTTGGCCATGTTCCACATTTTCGTGATTGAAATTGACTTTGCATTGACCACACACCACTTGCTTTACTTAATTCTTTTACTGCAACAAAACCAGACCCACCTTGACCTCCAGTTGTGCAAAAAACTGCTGAACCACCTCCACCACCAGAGTTAGCTGTAGCGTTTGGTAAAGGACCATTTCTTTGTCCTGCTCCACCACCGCCTGTTCCACCTGCTCCATCAGCTGCGGTGTTTGGAGAAGATCCTCTACCTCCACCACCTCCACCACCTGAAAAATGTCCACAAGCTGTAGGTCCGTTTCCAGAAACATTTGAAATATAAATTGGTTGTGGTGCTGATCCAAAAATAGGTGCTATTGGAGAACCCGCTCCTCCTGCACCACCCCTAGCAGAAGTTCCAGAAGAAGACGCATTAGAGCCAGCAGCAGCTGCTCCACCTCCACCGCCATTACCACAAGGGACTCCACATCCTCCAGGGTTTCCCTCTGGTGGATCAAAACCTCCTACATTACCTGTTCCTTTTGGATTTGAAGAGTATGTTCCTCCACCTGAACCTCCTGGCCCAGTTGCGGGTGGGTTACCTGTACCACCTCCTGAACTTGTTATAGGTTGAGTTGAACTTCCAAATATTGTATCACTTCCTCTTAAACCAGAACCTGATCCAGATGGACTTGGTGCACCAGATCCTCCAGCACCTATTGTAACTGGAACTGTTCCTTGAGCATTTACTGAATCTAATAATCTAAAACCACCACCTCCACCACCAACACCACCTCCTCCTGCAATAACTGCAACAGAAACTACTCTAGTTCCTGATTGAAGACAAACATTTCCTGAAGATGTTTTAGATGTAACAGTGCACTTTCCAAACGAAGCATTATTCGTTTTTCCAATTACTCCACCGTTTGCTGAACCCGATTTATTTCTGGGCATTTGAGTCTCCTATTCGGACACCCAAGCTGTGCCATTCCAATTATATTTGGTAGGTGTTTCCGATTCGTCGTTTGATTTTGTTGCTTCCCAACCTTTTGTGTTGTCAGCGTTATATTTATCTTCGTTCCAAGAAATTAAGTAAAACCATTCTGGTGTTTCTTGACCATCATTAGTAATGGACGGATAAGTTATTGGTGCTTGCCAATCATCATTATCATCTAATGACCATGAAGCATAAGGTTGTGCTGTTATGAATTTATCTTTTACAGGATCATAAACCATTCCAATACCTGCATATTGTTTTCTAAAATTATTATTATAAGAAGTTTGTTTCCAAATACCGCCTTTGAAAAAGTTAATACACCAGTTTTCTCCATCAACATGCATATCATTTTCACCTAATGATCCTGCTGCTGTTTCTACGTCGTTACCCACAACAACAACTCTTTGTACTACTTGATGTGAATCTGACGTAAATCCAGTTGGATCTGTCATTGCTTTTAATTCTGCGAAATGTGCCATATTCTTACTCCTTAAATGTTATATTTATAATTTAATTTTAACTTATAGTCAACGTTCCTGATACAGTAAATGAAGCTACTTTACAGCCTCCTGCTGGACTTGGTAATGTTGCTATACTATTAGTTCCTGGTGCTACAGCTGCACACGTTGATCCAGGAAATCTAACTACCACTATACCTGAACCACCTGCTCCACCATTATCACTACCCCCACCAGATCCACCGCCACCACCACCTGTGTTAGCGGTTCCAGCTCCTGCACAACCAGTATTACAGTTTTGACCATTACCGCCACCACCAGCGCCACCGCTTCCTGCATTTCCTGGATTGTTAATTACTCCACCTCCACCACCACCCGCATATGTTGTTGGAGTGTTTGTAATATTATTAGGTGCTCCTGCTCCTCCGTCACCACCTGCTGTTGTAGTTCCGCATGCACCTACAGCGATTGCTCCACCACCGCCACCAGCGCCATAACCTGGTCCACCTGTATTGTTATTTCCACCATTGGTTCCTTGAGAAAAAATCATAATACCTGATCCTGCAGGTGTATTTCCTAATCCACCTGTTCCTTGATTCGATTGTCCTGATCCTCCACCACCAGATCCACCATTAACTCCTGGTCTCGCAGGGGAACTTCCTGGACCTTCTGATCCACCACCGCCACCACCAGCTGATACAATTCCTATAAAACTAGAATTACTTCCACTAGTTCCTGAACTATTTGAGCTTGTAGATCCTGCTCCTCCAGCACCAATAGTAACAGTATATTTTCCTGTTCCTATTTTTTCTGATGCTGCTTGTAATCTAGACGGACCAAAACCAGATGATCTATAACCACCTGCTCCACCGCCACCACCTTGGGCTTTACCGCCTCCACCACCGCCACCTACTACTAAATAATTTACGTCAATACCTTGTGCTGAGTCTATTATATTTAAAGTTCCTGAAGCTGTAAACGTAGCTATATAACCTGCATCTGAAGATAAAGAAACTGAACCTGCACATCCTGGGCTAGCTTGAAATACATAATCTTTAGAATTAGTTCTTGCAATAACAATACCTGAACCACCTGAACCAGCTGTTCCTGATGGACTAGTTCCACCAACTCCACCTCCACCACCTCCAGTGTTAGCTGTACCAGAGGTTGCTGTTCCT